AGCATGTGACCTTTTTGATGTACCGTTAAATAAACGCGGAAATTACAGACAAACAGGATACTTTGTAGCTGGACAATATTGCTTTGATTTTTTAATTAAATGGTATAAAATGTGCAACCATCCATTTGCAGTACAAAATCATAGACTATACGCACCATTCCACGAAGAGACAATAGTAAATGTCTTGATGTGGGACATGGGCATAACAAAGGGATTGCCATTAGTTTATTGCAACGCAAGAGCAGACAAACTTAATTTCATAAATAAAACATATTGGTGGGGCAAAGAGATATCCTCTTGGTTTAAATTGCCAAACAAAAGAGAGGAGTTATTATTCTTGCATGGCGAGAAAGAATTATCTAACATGACATCCATGCGATTAAAGCAAAGAATTCTTTATATCGCGCCACATCTTTCTACTGGTGGAATGCCTGCTTACTTACTTAAAAGTATTGAGCAATTATATGGACTAGTTGAGATTTATGTGGTTGAATACAATTGCGTGAGTTTAGACTATGTGGTTCAACGTGATGCTATTAAAAAATTAGTAGGCGATAACTTTACTACACTCTTTGAGGATAAGACTGAGCTATTTAATGTTATCGATAAGTTCTGCCCTGATATCATCCATATCCATGAGCCATCAGATCGTTTTGATGCGCACATCATGAGCAAACTATTTAACCCTAAACGCAAATATAAAATTGTTGAGACATGCCATGACGTAGCTTTTAATCCTGACACAGAGAAGAGATACCATCCCGATGGATATGCGTTCTGCACGCCATATCATTTGGAGACGTTCAAGAACATGCCATCGTACAGCGAGGTGATTGAATATCCAATTGACCCTAAGATATCTAGAACTAAACAAAAGGGATATGTGCTCAACGTTGGGCTATGGACTCCTGGTAAGAATCAAGCAGAAGGTCTTGAGATTGCGCGCAAGTACCCTGACTTAGAGTTTCACTTTGTTGGTAACCAAGCAGGAAACTTTAAAGAGTATTGGGAGCCATTGATGAAAGACTTACCTGATAATGTATTTATTCATGGAGAACAAAGCAATGTGGACGAGTTTATGCGTAAGGCTGATATCTTTATGTTTAACAGCACGTGGGAATGCAATCCGCTAGTACTTAGAGAGGCTATCTCATACAACCTGCCAATTATTGCCCATAATTTACCGCAATACCAATCTATGTTTGATGGGTATTTGCAGGACATAGATACTGACCTACGGACTATTAAGGTAGGATATGTAACACCCGTAGATAATTTATCATCTGATTTTAGATGTAATCTTTTAGCATTGTACAAAAAGATAGAAGAAAGAAAGAAGGAGGATCAGGATGTTGAGATATATAAGTACTTTGTAGAAAACCCATTCCTTGAGATTAAGTCTGCAGTCGAGTCAGAGTTTAAGGTCCAGTTCATTGACGATAATGACATCTGCCAATATGAGAACGCAATCCCATCTAACTCATGGGTCAAACTAAATAGGCAGTACTTTACTTCATGGCGCATTAAAGTATTTGAGCTTGGCGAGTTAATCTATGACTATAGACTATCATTAAAAGGTCACCGCGTATTTATTACCATCACTAGTAGTTCTCTAGGTGACACGATTGCATGGGTGCCATATGTGTTTGAGTTTAAAAAGAAACACGAGTGCGAGGTTATATTGTCCAGTTTTTGGAATAAAATACTGGACATGCCTGAGGTTGAACTAGTAGAACCTGGGACTACAGTTAATAACATCTTTGCGCAATACAACATCGGTTGGTACTATGACTCAAACAGAGAGCCCGCTTTGCCAAATACAGTGAAGCTTCAGCAGGCGGCAACTAATATCTTAGGTCTTGAGTTTAGTGAGATAAAGCCAAAGCTAAAGTACGAGATTGGGGAGAACAAGTATGGCAAGTATGTAACCATAGCCACCAACTCCACGTCAGGTTGTAAGTTTTGGACGAGAGAAGGATGGCAAGAAGTGATTAACTTCTTACACGAGAATGGCTATAAAGTAATTAATGTCAGCAAGGAGAACAACCCATTTGATAACTGCGAGAAGATTGACGACATAAGTATCGAAAATACGATGAGCGTTATTCATCATAGCGCATTCTTTATCGGACTCAGCTCAGGACTATCGCATTTAGCTTGGGCTTTAGGTAAGGAGGTCGTGATGATTAGTAACTTCACTGACGAGGACCACGAGTTCAATTGCATACGCATCGTGAAGAAAGACGTATGCCATGGCTGTTGGAATGAGTCGGGTGTATTGTTTGATGCAGGAAACTGGAATTGGTGCCCTAAACATGAAAATACTCCTAGACAATTTGAATGTCATAGGAGTATCTCACATATTGATGTATTAAAGAAATTAGTCTTTCTTAAGGACCTGCAATAATTGACCTTTTGCAAGAACAGCTAAAGCCTCGCTATCTTTAATAAAGTTTTTAAGAGTTTCTTGATCAGACGAATCTAAGTCAATAATCTCTCCTTTGTTTAAAGACAAAGCCCATTCCCAATACTTAACAGCATCGCCTTTGGCTTGCTGAACTAATGTGTTTGCTAATAGCTTACCTGCGTTAGCATTCTCAATCTGATTACCGTCTAGGTCGATTAAGTTAAAATTAAAATCTAGTTTCATGTTATATTTTTTTTGACAAATTTAAATAATTAATTACTCAGGTGCAACAGTAGTAGTTGTAGTCGTTGGTGCCTCTGTAGTAGTAGTCGTTGTCGTAGTAGTTGGTGGAACGTAATCGCCAATGATTACAAGATTTAATTGCTCTGGAGATGCGGCCCATTCCCATGCATATTCATCATTATTGCCCCAAGCCTGGTACGCAGCTCCATCCATTAATAAATTTCCTTGAGAAACCATTACTAAATTATCATCTAATAAAGCATAATAAAACGAAGAAGATGACCCCAATACACCACCAATAGGGTACATATTAAAAATTGTTGCAAGAACAGATTGTCCACTAATCCATGTTTGAATTCCTTCAATTGTTTTCATATTTTTTTTTGTTTAAACGTAAATATACTGTGTTTTATTTTTTCTAGATCCATATAAATATCTAGCCATATTTCTATGAGATAATCCATATAAATCTGTTAATTCTTTTAAACAATAGTAAAAAACCCCTGTTTGTGTGTCTAAAACAAGGCGTGCCGAATTAGATTTTGCGCCTTTGTGAGATTCTGACATTTTTTTTCTAGATTCTTCTGATGCCCTTCTACCATAATTTTGATTTTCAGGACCCTTTTTATACATGTGCTTTCTTAATTCTTTTACTCTTTCAATAGTTTCTTTAGAATACTTATATCCTTTAGTACTAATTGCATTAGGATTTAAGTTACAACATTTTTTATCTTGAAAAAATAAATCAATATAATATTGTTCCCTTTCATTTAGTTTATCATATTCGCAAAGTTCTATTATTTCAAATAACGGCATACCGTATTTATTGTAAACATTTTGAACTTTTGAATTTTTATGATTATTCCTAATTAATCCTTCTTTATGTCTAGCAAATCTATGATTAATATCAATTGATTGGCCAATATAAAAGTACCCAGATTCTAACCAATTTAATTTATATATTCCAATTTTTTTCATTTACAAAGTTACTAAAATTATGAACAACACGTTTCGTCAAATGTCCATGGATGGTCTCCTTGGTTTCCATCAGGAGGTGTATAACCAACAGCTACGCATCGTGAGGTTTGTGCTGAACCTGCAGTTAATGTAAATGTTGATAAACTTGTTTGACCACATGGCATATAAGTAAATGTTTCAGTTAAATTATCTGTACTATTATTAAAATACCATATTTTACATGGATTAGGAGAACATGTTGGTAATGAATATTGAATATTAATTTGTGTTGTATAAGTTGTATGAGAAAATGAAACAATATAATATCTTCCACTTGGTATAGCTAATGAATAAACATAATAATATCCAGTTGAATAACTTTGAACATCATAAACAAGTGTTTCATTTGTCAAATTACAATTACAATCATTTACATAATATAATTTATATGTATATTTTGTTTGTGCTGAACAAGTTCCTGTAGTTGCTGATGTAATTTGATTACTATAATTTGTATGCGAACTTCCCTCTAATGAATATAATGTACCTGGGCCGTTGATGTAATAAAAACCATTTGCATAATTATTATAAGACCACCATTGAACGGGATTTGATGTCGCACAAGTTGTTGGATTTACATTATTTGTTAAATATGTATACCTAGTTACAGGCGCACAAGTATATGAGGCATATGATGTTATCTCATACGTAAACGTACTATGCGTCGCAGGAATAATTTGATAAATATATAATCCATTAATCGTATACGACCCATATGGAATATTATAATACGACCATACGGGTATTGGATTACTAGTACTACAAGTAGTTAAATTAAGATCGTATCTGTTATACGTATAAACAGCCGCATTTAAATTATTCTTGACTACTAACTGATTACTTGCTTTCCCTGCTAATGGCGCTGTTTGTATATCGACATACGCCAACGCCTCTGTTTTAGTAATTTGTTTTGTTCCTGCGGGCACGGTTGTTTTAGCAATAAATATATTATTAGCTATCGCATCCCGCAGGTTATTTAAACTCACACATTGATTACTAGATATACTTGCCCAAGACATATTATTTTAATTTAGATTTTAATTCTTTAATCTCTCTTTGTAATTCTGCAATTAACAAGGTATGTACGTCTAAATATTTAACTGCAGTTGCTTCTTTATTAGTTAACTCAGGCATTAATGAATTAATCTGCTCTGCTGAATATCCATATCGCACATCATCTGTATCAGTGTTCTTTCTTGTATACTTGATAACATCTACGTTAAGCGCTGTCATTGGATTGGTTGCTAAGATATTTTTGTAAGCGACAGAAGAACTTTCGTAGAAACCTGTGGCATATACTGTACCATTAACCTGCAATTTACCTGTCGCATCCGTTGTTGTGCCTATTAGGACGTTTCCACCATTTGGATTTAGTAATAATGGCGTATATGACACTCCTTGGTAAACTGATTGAATACTACTATAACCATTACCAGTAGTATAATACCCGATAATTAATTGTTTATTTGTATCAGTTAATCCAGAAATAATAATTTGACTTGCACTTGTATTATCTTGTTTTAAATATAATTGTCCACTTGCAGCAATTGTACCTCCCGCCGTAACACTACTCGAAAACGTGGCTGCTCCTGCCGCATTAAAATATAATTTACTTGCGTAGGTAGTTCCTGTTTGAGTAGTTGATTGCTGAATTGCATAATCTCCAAATTCAACTATATCATTTGTAATTTTCCAACTTCGACTTGAAGCATATGCCGAATATTGAGAAACAAATCCACTTAAATTTCCAGATGAAGATGCTGATAATGTATATAAAAATCCACTAACTAAAACATTTGATGTAAACCTCCCTGTTCCGCTAACATCCAACTTATACCCACTATCCGTTGTTGTGCCGATTAGTAGATTTCCTGTATTAGCAATTCTTAAATATTCAGTTGTATAACCCGTAGATAGGAATATGTGACTATAAGCACCATAATAATTATAACTTCCTTGGTCAATTGAAATACCTGCACTATTAGCACCTGACACTGTTAATCTACCCGCAGGACTAGTAGTCCCGATACCTACGTTGCCTGAAGAAGTAATTCGCATTCTTTCGGTATTATTAGCCCATAATGCGGTTTGTGTTCCATATTCTTCCGAACTAATAACCATACCACTACCACCACCACCTCGGAATGCTAAATAACCTGACCTTGGACTATACGCACCATTAAGTTCCGCATAATATAAGGATGAACCACCATCGCTAACAATTAAATTACCACCACTAATTTCGGTTTTTGAACGTGGAGAAGTTGTGCCAATCCCTACGTTTCCCGTAGTTTTTACAATCATTTTTGGACTTGCACCATCTGCACCAAATCTTAAATCATTACCTGATGTTCCAAAAACCGTTGCATAACCCGTATCCCAAGTTAATCCACCATAAGCAACCGCAGTTCCCGTACCTCCATTTCCCCAATAAGTTAATGAAGATGCATCCGTAAATAATGCATTACTTCTAAAAGTACCATTGACATCAAGTTTATAACTTGGACTTGTAGTCCCTATACCTATGTTACCTCCACCCTCATTAAATAAAACATTATTACCTTGTCTATTTATTGCTAAAGGTTTATTATAAGATTGTATTTCAACTCTTGTTGCATCTGAATTTACTGAAAAAATTCCCGCACCAGTAGCTGAACCAATAACATCAAATCTTCCAATTGGCGATGTTCCTCCAATAACTACGTTGCCACCGTTAGTAATTCGCATACGTTCAGTGGCAGCATTTGTGCCAAACCAAATATAATCACTTGCATCCCCACTTCTTGAAACTACACCTGTACTTCGAGTTCCACCATTGAATGTAAGTCCATTATAATATGTTCCTGAATATCTTGCACCTATAAATCTATCAATTGAATCGTATGGGACTAATACATCTCCCCCTGCCGTAACACTACTCGAAAACGTGGCTGCACCTGCTTGACTAAATGTAATTATAGTATTACTTGCTGCGGCTCCTCTAAAATATAAATTTCCTATAAAATCAAAATAATTATGAGTATTATCAGTAGCAATTTGACCTGTTAATCCTGCACCTGATGTACCCCACATAATATTAGTAGTAACTCTTGCCGTTCCATTTACTAACAACTTATTACCACTATCCGTTGTTGTGCCTATTAGGACGTTGCCCCCCGAGGTGATACGCATTGCCTCAGAATCGGGTGAGCCTGCACCTCCTCCTACATTAAAAGCTAAAAATCCACTTCCTGCGGTTGAACCATAGGCTCTTATTGCTACTTTATTGGTATTATATTCAAAAATACCTCTTGATGATTGATGAGATATTAAAGGAGCCGCAGTTGCAATAGCACCATTTACATCTAATGGGGTAATCGGACTCGTAGTCCCGATGCCTACGTTGCCAGATGGAAACCAAGTTGTTGCAACCGAACCACTTTTGCTAAATCCTATTGCATTTATTGTGGAAGAATCATCAACTAATTGAATATATTTTGATGATGTCGCTGCATTATAAAATCCTAATGTACCTGCACCTAAAATTGATTGATTACTTCCACTTCCAGCAGTAAATGATGTTGCCGTAACACTACTCGAAAACGTGGC